CGTCAGTAGTTATTGACTGAATTAATATTTCAGTAGTTGAAAAGTTATTAGTAGTATCATATACTAATACACGGTTAGCGTCAAGCACATTTTCTATGTCATCAAGTAAGTTTTCGAGCTGTTGTTGCGCTTCGCTTTCGCTGCGAACGTAGACCTTAACGCTAATATTTAAAAATCCCCAGGTAAAGTCGCTGGGCATATATTCTCGTACTTCTGTGCCTGCTGTAAGGTACACACAGGGAAAATCTTGGACTTCATCCCAAAATTTAAGTTTAGGGTAGCTGTTACCAAATATATCTGTTTTATAACTACCTGTACCGTCAATTACTTTAAATTTTTCAGCTAGGGCTGTTACGATGCTAATTCTTCTTGTCATAGTGCGACTGCCCTTAATCTGTTAGTTACTACTTGTTCTGCGATTTCTCTTATTGATTTAGAGATTAGTAACTTAGGGTCTCTACTTGCAGGTGTTGACTGTTTGCCGCCAGCACTAAATGTTGCGTATGGGTTTTTCATATACGAATAAAAAGCAGTTATCATACCCTGCCTACTCATAGATATATTCTCTACTTTAACCGTACTAGCAAACCTACCTGTACGATAGTTAAGAATATTACGACTAGAACCATTACCCATATTTGCACTAATTACGTCTTGTAGTTGAGAATTTATTAAACTAGTTAAGCTTAATAAGTTAATTGTAGCATTAGTTTTAATAGATTTTGAACTAATGCTAGCTTTACTAGAAGATTTCTTTATAGCTGCTTTTAGTTCTTTAGCGGCTCTTTGAAAATCTTTTGCAACTTTTGAAATATCGATTATTTCTTTATGCTTTTGGTTAATAGTTTTAGGCTTAGGTTTTGTTTTAGATTCAGGTAAAGTTCTACCTGTTTTTAATACGTTAGCTAAATTTTTTCCTAAACTATCTTTGAAGGTTACTGAGCCAGGTGTTTCAATTAACTCTTCCATTAAGTATTCAGCATTTTTACGAATCTGATCGTAAAGCCCTTGTTGGGACAAAGGTTCTTTTAATTCTTCTACTTTTTGTAGAATAACATTTACAACTGGTTTAAGACTTGATACTAATTTTTTTATAGCGTCATTAGCAGGAGACATTTCGCCTCTACTAGCTGCTTGTATTAACAAATTAAGTTGTTTACCTGTTTGCTGTAATAAATCTCCAGCAGCTTTATTGTCTGCTCTAAACTGTAGTTCAGTGATTAGCCTAGGATTGTCGCCTAGAACAGACTTTGTTGCATCAATAAATACTTGCGAGTTAGTAATTAAATTACTGGTTAAATAATCTGCATCTAGCACAGCTTTTAATACGCCGTCTAGGGCTTTTAAGGCTTTGGGATCGGCTAACTCTGGCATAGAAATTGTAAAATCCCTATATGTAGCATCAATAGAAGAACTAAATTTTGCCTGTACGCCGAGCGCAGTCTTTAACTTTAAAAAGAACACGCCAGCTAAGTGACCAGACTCTACATTTTTAGCTAATGAATCTTTTATATTTTGTGGTACACCTACAAGATTTTTATTTATATAAGATACAAACAATTCTCTAAGGTTCTTTTCGGGGACTTTTTCAATTCTAAAGTCGGAAGCTCCGTACTCTAGTACTTGCTCATTTTGTTCTACATATGTAACAAAATTGTAAAAGAAATTACCAGAATTAAATAACTTTTCTACAATAGTTTTTGCATTCTCATCTTCTACTGTAGTAATTAACCTTGCAGTTAAAGCATCTATACCATCAATAGTTAAACTAGAAGTATGATAGTCAGAAGATTTAAATTTACTGCGAATGTCTCCTGTTTCAGGAGCTGCTTTAAATAACTCTTTTCGCGTTTTTGGACCAAAATTAGCTAAATCAACTTTATTACTCTTATCAGAAAATATGCTGATGATTCTGTCCCTAAGAACAGGGCTAAATTGTGCTACACTCATGTAAAGTCCGCCATGTACTGATCTAAAACACGTTTAATTGGGGCGGGTAAATTAGTTGTACTAACGTAGTTAATTTGTGTAGTACCAGGGTTTAACTCTCTGTTACTATGTACAGCACCGTTATTTCTTGAATAGTATTCTACTAAATCTAGTACAGCTAATTTTAAGTCTGCGGGTACTGCTTCGTATCCTGCAAAATAAACTACTTTGTAACCATTGATTTGTTCGGGAAATCCACTAGGGCTTAAACTAAGAACGTAATCGTCGCGCACTACCCAATCTGTAAACTTTACAAGACTAGTATAAGTCTTACCGTAATCTGCGCTATAGCCTACTGAATTAACCGTAACTACTGGAGTTTCTTTTAAGATGATCTTTTTAAAGCCACCATCAAATACTTCTATTTTGGCCTCGTCGTAGAAATCTACAAAGGTACGACGGCAATATGTTTTTACTAATTCGCTAACCTTGGGTATTAAGAAATCAATTTCTGTGTCAGAGTTTGTGCTAGTAATTCCCATGTAAGCTTTGTATTCTGCTTTTGTTACTAAATTTGTTGCCATAAATACCTCGCTTGTTTTATAAAGGCACCGAATACCTTTATAAAACAAGACCCCGAAGGGTCTTGTTAACTTATACTCAGCTAATTAAGAAGCTGTGTACTTGTGTGCTGTAACAGCGTTACCTAAGTTAGTAGTAACACGTGTCATACCGGTACGGAGGCTAGCCACCATAACGCGACGCTGTGTTTCAACTAATTCTTGGGTATCAATGCGGAGACCGCGTTGGTTACCAACAATAAAGTTACCTGGGTTAACAGCAATAGCTCCTGCAACACCAGTACCTGGGGAAGCGAACTCTGCAGAAACCAACACTGGGCTTCCACCGATTTGACCGATTTGACCGGTTAACAGTGTAGCTTGTGAACCAACTTGATTCATTGTTTGGAAGGTTGTGTCTTCCAGCAATTGGTAATATACATCGGTATTAACGATATAGATTACTTCTGCGGGATCCAGACCCCAAGCACCCAAACCTTGACGCAATGTGCGCAACTTAGCAACGTTCAAACCAGCAGCAACAGTGTTACCAGTGGCAGTAGTGTTAGCAGCCCAGATTGACAATCCTTTAACAGGATCAGAACCGGAACCAGCACCTAACAAGAAAGCCTTGTCAACGGCGCGAGCAACACGACGAACCATACCATCACGAATGATTGGCATCAAAGCCAACAAAGAATCTTCTTCTTCTTCGTACGCTGTATACTCGTTTGTAGCAAGTTTGTATGCGTTCAAAGTGATTTCTTTGAGGGTGTGAGTAGCATTTCCACCAGCAGAAGCACCAGCTGCACCAAGGGTAGCAGGAACGGCGCCAAACTCAGAGTTAGTAACCCAAGTAGCAGTACCTGCTTCTGGATTCACTGGGATTGTCATCACATTGGTTTGCATAGCGATGTTGCGGAAAATAGGAGCAACAACTAAGCGACGACGAACTTCAGATTCTAAGTTCAAAGAAACTTCGAGTTCCCATGTAGCTGAAGGCACGTGAGCACCGTATTTTTGCACTAAGTCGCGACCAAGACGTGTACCGTCAATTGACTTGCCAGCCATTTTGGACAACATAACGGCCTTTTCTTTGTCAGCGTAAGACATACCGTCTTTGCTGTCTTGGAAAGACATTTTTGATTTTGTGATTGCTTCGATTTCAGCAGCTTTTTCTTTCAAAGAAGCTTCTAAACCAGCGATAACTGATTTGCTTGACTCTTCAGCAGTAGCTAAACGCTTCTCAACTTCGGCCATCAAGCGCTCAGCACCTGTGTCACCAGTAGAGATAGAAGCAACAGCGGCTTTAACGCGTGCATCTAATTCGGCTTCTGATTTATCAGCAGCGGCTTTTTCGGCCAGTGCTTTTGCCTGTGTATCGGCGATGGCTTTAGCAGTGAGCTCAGCCGCTTTGTTAGCTGCATCAGCCAACATTTGTTCTAATTGTTTAGGATCCATTTCCCATTCCTTTTTAATTTCGCTGATTGCTTCCGTTGAGGATTCTAGCCCTTTAGCTGAATCGCTGTCGGGTGCAAACTGCATTTTGAAAGATTTAAATTCTTCGGCTGTATCAAACGCCTTAGAAAGACTAAATAGTGTATTTTGATTAGCTGGCACTGATACTACTGAAATTTCGTGCAGTTCTAGCTCTTTTACCACAAACAACTCTTTGGCTGCATCATATTCCGCATCTACGATTCGGAAGCCGATACTAAATGCCGTTAAGATGCCATCTTTTACAAGATCAAACACTTCGCCAGCAGCTGAAGAAATTCTGGCTTTAACCCATAACCCCTTGCTGTCAACTCTGTGATCTACCATCCTACCAACTGGCTCGCTATGGTCATGATATGCCAAAATTACTGGATTCTTCAAATAATTTTGTATACCCTTTTTCCATACACTTGCTGGGACAATGTCGCCTTGTCTATCAATGTCGTCGGTACTTGCGTACCCTTCTATTGTTATACTAGTTGTCTTTTCGTCGGTGGTATCGCTCTTGATAAATGAACTGTTTAAAAACAGTACTTTACTTTTATCTACCATATTACCCCTTTATTGCTGATTATCTGTGGGCCTACCACCTTTCGACGGATCAGCAGCCGAACCCGCAATATTGGCGGGTATTCTTATTTCGTCATTACCAGTAATTGGATCATAACGTAATTCTTTTCTTGCTTCATTAGCTGTAATGATGCCTGCATTGACTAGTGTCGAATGATAAGCAGCAATATCTTTTAATTCTGGTTGCATTGCTGACACTGAACTAGTAACTGCTTCAATGTCATATCCATAGTATCGCTCTAAGCTTGATGTAAACTTGCGAACAACTGGCATTACTGTTTCTAAATAAAATAATCTTAGATTAGGCGAAATGTTAGCATTATTTCCACCAGCTAATAAAATAGGTGGGATGCCGATACACTGCATAATTAGTTCGTTGTGTGTTTTAATTGATTGATCAAAATCCATGTCTTTGAAGTTTTGATTCGATACATTTGCAGGCTTTAAACCACTATCCAAAATAACTGGACGCTTGCCGCCTTGTTTAGTTGAGTACTTTTGTAACCAGTATTGTATTGTTTTTTCTTTTGCAACTTGTGAAAGCGTATTTTCTGAAGTTAATACTAAACCAAATACAGCTCCATTATCAAAGAAGTTTTCTTGAAACTCTTTCATTGCATGTAGTGTAGCAATTGATCGTTGTGCTGCTTCTAAACGTGAAGCGCCTCGGTATATTGACTGCGAATTCAAATCACGAAAGTGAAACACTTCGGGCTCTTTAAAATCAACCATACCGTTGTAGCGATATCCACGAATAAACGTTTTGGTATCTGTTAAAATCTCTACTGAAGCCGCAGGCAAGTGGTACATAAATACACCATCAAAGTGTACAAATACATTACCTTCTAGTATCAAATCTGTGAAGATTGCTTGGCGAAATTCTTGGGTGCTTTGATAAGGATTGGGTCGAAAGTTTAGTAGTGTGTTTAACGACTTTTGACGTATTCCTGTAACAACGCCTTCTGCAACCTTATCTTTTACGTCGTAATCTAGCGAGCTAGCTGCATTAACAAGCATACTCACTGAACGATTAACTGACTCTAGTCTCTGGAAGCTTTGACGATATGTTATCTTGCTTTCTGAACCAATTTGTGTACCGGCTTCTTGAGCGATACGCGTTTGCGCTGGATTAAGTTTTTCAACAATCCAGTCTGTAAATCTTGACATAGTTTTCCCTTAAGTAAACTCTGAGAAAAAACTACCAAAGCTCTTTTTGGGCACAACCGCTTCAACAGTACCGCCAGTATGTTTTGCACGCTGCGTCTCTATCCAGTGAGCCTGTTTGGGTTCACTGCCAGGGCGGGGAGCTTTACCATAAACACTGTGTAACGCTACATGATGACGATTACAAAGGGTGTAAACTTGATCATATAACTCTACTCGGTGCTCATCAATAAACTCATCTCGCACAGCTAAAATACCGGCATCTGTTGAAATATCGTATCCACGGGCTTCAGACCATTTATCTAGGAGTATAGTAACTGAATGTAGGTGGTGGAGTTCTAAGTCTGCGGCAGAGCCGCAAACGCAACACTCCGTTTTCTTTTCATAGGCTGCTTTAGCCCTGTCACGAACCCACTTTACAGGGATTCGCTTATTTGTGTTTTTTGCCATTATTTCAAAGTACTCCACAATTACCTAGTATTATA